TTACTCTAGCCATGTATATACTTATCTTACCTGTAATTCAGCGGGTGTGAGGGCTGGTACTACCACTACATCATTTGCAGTTGCAGCATTTACGAAAATCTCATACGGCATACACTTTATCTCATATAAATCTCCAAAGTTCATTGTTGGGTCATTGGGAACAAGAACAGCAGAACTAATTAACTCTCCGCAAGTTGCATGTAAAAATGCACTAAGCTCTGAGAAGAAGAAGGTGTCACCGAAGTTCCAATTATTAATACTAAAGTAATTATTCATTGCAGCAAGGACAGCACTACGAATTTCGCTATCACTTGCATTTGAACTTGAACTCTTAATCACTTTAATTGTTGCACGTAATGCAGCATCCGCTTTAGGACCAAATAATGGTTTGAAAACTACACTATTCATGATCACTGCATCGCTCATCATCTTATAGTTATTTACGCCGCTGTAATCAGTGCTTAATTCAGTAATAGATGGGCGTATCGGTTCTGGAATAGTATTAGTTGTGTCTACAATCCAATTAGTATATTCAGTGTAGTAAGCTTGGGTAACCAAATACAAATCAATAATATTTGTAGTTACTGGGTCAATTCTAGTAGTATTGTTTGAGTTGTGTCTATACTGATAAGACAATCCTTGTCTACCAGTCTCAACCGAATATGAGTTTTGCTCTACCAGCAAGTAGAACGGGGTAATAATGGTTTGGTCTTGAACAGTCTTATAGAACTTGTTCTCACCATATGCATAGAATAATGTTCCTACTGGATAATCATACTTTACAACTTCAATTTGAGATGTTGTTGCATACGTATAATTTACATCGGAACTAGGAATAATATACTGTCTAGTTAAATTGATAGCATCTTGTATTGTTCTGAAGAATACATATTTTCCAACATTAGACGAGCCTGTGCTATATCCAGTAATCTCAGTAAAGAAGTCTGGATTTAGAATTAATTGACGATTGTTAACATCAGTTGCAGCTACTTCAACTTGGAAATCATTAATATAGCCGTCACTCTCTACCGTCTGTCCTACAATATTTACCTTTAAGTCTTGCCCTAAAGGAGTGCTTGTTCCGTACTGAGTATTTACAGACAGAACATTGACAAAATCTTGAATGATTTTTCCAGTAAAGGGATCATATACTAGTTCATCTTTAGCGTAGGTGAATCGAGTGTCTGCTACACTTCCGAAATAATATGTCAGTGACTTGTAAGTAATACGATAGATGTTTCCACTAGTACTACCGATGTTGTCAAACTTTACAAAGTAATTTGGATCAGTAAAGCTAGAAATAGACCAGCGATCTTGATTAAGCATCAACGAATTGTTAAACACTAGTGTAAAGTCTTGTTGCAGTTCCATTCTGAATCTGCACTCTTGAATCAGAGTCGTAGGGAATGCATTTCCAAATACAGGAATTATTTCTGAAATCTGTATGCCACCGGGAACATAACCATTTAATTTAATAGGACCAACGCCATTAGCGAAACTACCGTTTCCATTATTACTTCCGTCGCCAGCAACATTTAAAATGGTTGACCAAATATAAGTTTGTTCAGGGCTAGGAGGAATACCTTGAACTAATCTGTTAGTATTAAGATCAAAGTAGAATCCGCTAGGTGCAACAAACTTACAAATAGCACCAGTTGTTGCATACTTCATGTTCTGACTGTTGAAGATTCCTACACTTAGTGGTTGCTCTAAGCTACCGGTTACTGTATAGAAATATCCTGACTCAGTTCCGGTGTCTACAGTACTTGTTTTCCAATAAACAGTGCCGTCACCTGATGCACTGTTGACAGGGTATCTAGGATAATTCTGAATATAATATTGGGTAGCTCTGTTTAGTGACAATACATTTGATAATGTATCGGTAAAGAAAGCAATGATATCACTAGTATTATTAATAGTTAGATTCAAGAAACCATCAGCAGTATCTTGATATAGTGCGCCGTCACTACCAAAGCTATTGGTACTAGAGTACTTACCTGTTGGGTCTAGTAAATCTAAGTTCTTAGACGTACCTACACTTGCTCGGTTAATTGCTTTACTCTTAACGATAGAGCTATACAAGGTGTATGGGAAGTTATTATAGTCCTCACCATTAACCATACGATTTTGTGTGTAGTACCGAGTCGGAGCACGTTGCTTGATATTAGCAAGAGTTTCACGAGCTTGGGCAGTGTTGACTGTCAATGGCAATTCAAGACCAATTGTAATCTGTTCTGCTCTGCCTAAGCGGCTAATGTATGTGAACGTTACTGAGATGCCTTGCATTTCACTAGGGCTGATTGCGTATGTTAACGCATTGCCCGCTCTTACATACGCACGGAAGTTTCCGACTGGAATCTGACTGAATACTCCGTCACCGAATGTATAAGTTACCTGGTCATTGAAGCGAGAACCTACTGAGAAAATCTTTCTATCCGAGAATTCAGTTTGCAAATATGCATCGGCATATACATTTTCTACCTGCTTCCATAGTGTTCTAGTACCATCTTCATTGAGCTGGAACAACCATGTATCACTGTTGTTTACACCCTGAACATCGACTGGGATATTTTGGTTGCTGATCTGTTGCTGTAAGGTGAAGTCGTAATTCTGAAGACTACCCTGCTTAAAGTAAAAGAAGAATCCAGTCTCAGCAGATCCAAAGCCCAAACGGTCATTGCGATACACCATATTGAATTTGCCAGACGGCGCAGGAGGAATTTCATATACACCAGTTGAGTCTACAGTTGAAACACTGCATAGTTCAAAATTCATAGTCTGACCATCGATGGTGCTATTAAATGGAACGATAGGCAATGCATTAGGGGGAATCTGCATGGTGTATTCACTAGTAGTGACACCAGATAATTCAGAAATATTTGCAGGGCGACCAATTCTTTGTGTGTTAACTAATGTAGCATTAATGATAGTATTGAATTGTTCGAGCCAATTTGGATTAGCAGGGTCATTCCAAAGAATAGTTTGGTTGCTAAGATTTAATCCGTTGATGTCAGTGATGTTCTGTGTAGTGCTGATGCTAGATATTTTCAAGTAGCCCTGACCAGCAATATTTCTTTTTGGAGTATAGGATACAAGATTGGCAAGCTTGATAACACTGTCTCTACGTTCAGCAGTATCGATGAAGTTTTCACGAGCATTCAAGTCATTGCGGAAAGCAAGACCCTGACCCATGAAAGCGATAACGTCAAGCAACGCAATGAATTCACTTGACTCGGTATAGTCATTGAAAGTTTCAGGATAATATACACGAAGGTAATCAATGAAACTCTTGCGCAGGGTTTCGTAATCATAACTTCTAAAGTCGGCTTCACGGAACGTCTGGTAGATAGTTTTCCAGTCGTTGAGGCCAAACAACGCAGATTGTCTTGAACTTGTTGCCATATATCGATACTCTTTTTGCTTGATTGAATGGGTTGACTGCAAGCTCAACTTCTAATAAGATACCATTTTCTTTGGGAAATGCCTTAACTGAATTGAGAATAAGTCTAGGGTCTGATCCTGCAACTCTAAAAATTTCATTTTCTAGTTGGAACTGCACATCTGATGTGTTGGGTTCGAATATAAAGCTCCAAACTTTAGTTCCGTATCCCGGCTGTCCTACTTTACTACCTAAAGGAATATTAAGCGCATTTAAGAAATCTTGCATCACTAACTGAGCATCAGTTAATCTATACTTCTTTCCCCAAACAATAGGTTGTCGAATGCCGCCAACGCCATTGTCGATTCCGCCTACTGCATTAGTAGTCTTTGGCTTACAAGCGTCTTTAGTACTGAACCCTACATATTGTGCCATTAGTTATTCCTTATCCATTTCCTGAAGGGCCTATAATACCCGCGATTGTATTATTCAACTCTGCTTTACTTGTATTTATTTGTGTTTGTATACCTTCAATTGCTGTTGAGCCAGACCCAACGACTGAGGACAATGCTGTTTTAGCAGTACCCGTTACTTGCGTAGCACTAGATGTTACTGTACTCACTGAATTAGTAACTGACTTGATAGTTGTGTTTATTGAGGAGACAGAAGATGAAACTGATGACGCTGCCTTAGTTAGAGAAGTAAGCGAATTATTTATTGAGGATAACCCGCCAGTTACGCTTCCTACTGCACCGGATAATGATCCTGTTAACTCAGATAGTCCAGATGTTAGGCTTGATGCTGCATTAGCAATTCCACTAGCAGTTTCACCGGCGCTAGCAAAAAGATCTCCTGCAACGTTGTTGATTTGGTCCAAATTAATTATTTGATCTAATAGTTTGATGTATTCAGGATCGGTTGTTGCTTTATCAAATTCAGCAAGAGCTTTTTCAATTGCAGGATCTCCTGCAGGGAGATTTAGTTCTGCGTCATTATATGCTTTTAGTTTTTCAAAAACCTTTTTATCAAACTCAGCTAGCTTATCTTGAAGCTGCTGATATTTTTTACCAACATCTAGTAGTTTCTGTGCTTGGTCCTTAACATCTTGAGTAATTTCACCTACGAGATTTGGTATCGGAATTTTAGGATTGCCGAGTACAGATTTAATTTGTGAGGTGATAGAGCCTCTGTCAGTAGTATTGAATCCTATAGCAGGAAGCTTGATTGCAGCGGCGCCGCCGGCACTAAGTGCTGACACTGATGAGGCTAGTTCTGCTGCTGCGCCTGCTGGCAAGCCCTTAGAAACAAGTGCAGTTAGATTATCTAATTGCCCTCCGATATTATCTGCAAGTTTTTCTGCACTTTGCAAACCGCTCATTACTGATGTCTGTGCATCCTTAATAAGCCCAGTAAGACTGCTTGCTCCTGGAATGCTATTCACTGCGCCGGCTGCTTTATCAAGAACTGAGGATACCGATTTAATGCCGCCGGCTAAGTTACTAACACCGGATGCTACTTGTGATGACATTGCAGCAGCCGCACCCTTAGCAACAGTTGACGCAGCAGTAGATAGTGCTTTAGTTCCTCCAGAATTTAGAGCTGGTCCTGCGCCTGCAAGACTACCTATATCATCAATCGCCCCGGTAATCTTATTAGCAGTGCTGGTAATAGATGTTGCCGCAGTAGATATAGAGCCTAGAGTATTAGAGAATGATCCGACTGAGCCACTAATTTTATTAGTTAATTGTCCAAGTGAACCGTCAACTGCTGAAGCGGCGCCGCTGACGCCAGCAGCAGTATTTTGTATTGAACTCGTAATCGAACTTAGCGAAGACGTAGCTGACTTGACTGAACCAGTCAATGAAGATACTGCACCTAATGCACCAGTTACGGATGCTGTCGCGGTGTTTACAGTTTTAGATATATTTTTCGCATTATCAGCTAGCGTACTTAATGAACCGCCGACATTTTTCAATGCATCTGATGCACCACTAAGTGCGCCGGTTACGCCGCCCAATGCATTGCTTAGCTGCCCGGCCGCTTTACCAACGTTTGACAGCCCCTCAGTAAGTCCCTTAGAAGCCGAAGTCAATGTCGCACTAAGCTGTGAAAGTTGTCCAGCCTCTGCCTGTGCTTTGGCTGCTGCTTCTTTGGCAATCGCAGTAAGATTCTGCGGTACGCCGGGCTTGAAAGCCTTGAATGAATCCTTAATTGAATTGAACGCGGTAGTAGCAATGCCCTTTGCTGCGTCTTGAATTCCAGTAAGACCAGCGGGACCAGCAGCAATCTTCATAGCATTCAATGCGCTTGAGAGTCCTCCCAAACCACCTAACTTGTCAGCAAGACCGGCAGCAGCAGTACCTGCACCAATTGCTTTAAGTGCATCTGTTGCGCCACCTACTGCGCCTGCTATCTTATTAGCAGTGTTTAATGCGCCTGCTACTTGATTTAATGCTTGTCCAGCACCCGAACCAACAAGTCCACTGACTGCACCTGACACACTCGTTAATGTGCTGCTTGCTTTTCCAGTTACTTGGGAGATCGCCGCAAGAGTTTCTTTTGGTCCTACAGTAGCAGCAGCGGTGACTAACCCAGCAGTTGTACCCGCAGATTCATTTCCGGTCAATACGCCACTGTTCGTAAGAACAGTTTGTGCTTTCTGCATTGTGGTCGCCATTCCTTGCGCCTGTGCGGAAGTATCTTTGACAAATGATGTAAGATTCTCGGCACCCGGTATAGCAGTGAACAATGATGATGGCATTGCTTTTTCAATTATTGAAGAGGTGCTAGAAGGTAGTCTTATGTTTGCAGTGTTAGCAGTGACAACAATCAGATTAGGATCATTAGCTTGTGTAGCAATACCATTAATCAATGTAGATGCGCCGGGCTTGAGTACTCCGGCTTGTTCCATTTGTTTTGGTGTCATTGCAAATGAACCTACAGCTACCGTTGCAGATTCGGAAGACGATGTTTTAGTTGTTGTCGTTACTCCGTTAGCTGTGGTAGTAGTAGTTGATGAAGAAGAAGTTACTGAAGTAGTTACTCCGGATGCTGAAACAATCGCGGCACCTTGAGTAGTTGCTGCCGCAGCAGGACCTTGTGCAGCCGTAGTAGCAACGCCAGCAATCGCTGCATTAGTTGGTCCGGGACCCATTGCTTTCGAAACTGATGGGGTAGTGGGTGGCACTGATGCTGCTGTCGCAATAGCAGGCGGTGTAGCATTAGTTGCTGCTGCCGTAGTTGTCTGCTCTACAGCCGGAGAAGGCGCGGCTGGGAGTGAATCGCTTGCGTTAAGAGTAGATTTGACATCAACACCCTGACCTGCATTTGACCACGGTGCGTGTGCCGGTGCACGAGTTGCAATAGTTAGCAGTTTTGCTGGAGCTGCAATAAAGCCCTTTTCTTCATCAAATAATGTATCAGTCTGTGCAATAATCGGAATTACGGGAACCTCTTTGGGAGCTGTGCCTGGACCACCTGAATTAAGATTAACTTTGCTACCATTGACATATGCGATGCCACCGGCGACCATTGACGCTTCGCCGCCGGCTTGAAGTGCGACCGCACCACCAGCTTTTCCTAAATAATTACCAATAGAAAATGCTTGAATATCTTTACCAGAACGAATCTTAGTATCTTCTTCTGAATTAGTTTGAATGTTTTTACCCTGAAGATTTAGATTCTCCATAGCATGAATATTAACATTTTGGTCAGCGTGAAGATTTAAATCTCCCTGTGTTCTAATGTTTACTGAGTTGGTAGAGTACATATCAATCGTACCCTCTTTACCCAACTCAATATATGATTGTCCATTTGAGTGAAGAATCATTAATGTCTGACCATCATCACTCATTAAGATTTGATGACCTAATGCAGTACGAATGCGAATTAACTGGTCACGCCCGATAACGTCACCGTCATCCATAACAAAGCTGTGTCCGCCTCTACGAGCAATAACTTTTAGCCTTGTTGCAGTTTCAAGCCCGCCCGCAGGCTCCAAATTTGACGCAAGAGAAGAATCATCAAAGCCGCCCTCGTAGATAGGTCTACCGGGAGTAGATACACCCCAGCCCACTCGGCTAGCTGTTTCACGACTTGCACTTGAACTAATAGGGCCGCGAATAGGGTCACGAATGATTCCTTGTTGGCTCATGATACTTGCGGTGTAGCTATGAACTGGTCTTGCAGTGTCTAGGTATTTGTTGCTGTCCGATACACTTTTATCATTGGTATTGATATTCGTGACAGGCAATCTAGTTGCGCCGCCGTAACTATTTGCTTCACCTGCATTAGTAACAATATTGTCACTTGAACCAATTGCTGGCACCATCTGTAGGGCATCCGCTTCTGGAATACAACCAATGTAGAAACCATAGTTGGGGTCGCCGTTGACAAATATACAAATTACTTTTGTACCGATATCGGGAGGAGCATGCCATTCACCGTAACTGCTTGGGTTTGCAACATAGTCACCTAAGCCAGTTTGTCCCGCTGTGGGTTTAACCATACCAAAAAAGTTACTGAGATAGCTAACAGACACCCAATTTCCTGAGCTATCACTATCTGTAGGAATACCTTTATCTGCGAGTAATACTTTGATTCTTCCAGAGCGAGTAGGGTCAATATTATCTTTAACTATCCCAATTAATGGAACAGTTTTGTTATTGCCACCATTAGCGCCTGGTTGACTTTCTTTAGTACTACCTGTTGTTTTAATTACCTCAGTTGGCATGTTATCTCTCTTAAATTAATGGTAAATCAGTTGGGAATGGGTCAAACGGTGCCGGACCGAACCCTGTATTAAATCGTCCTGGTAGACCAATCGGTGCATTACTATTTAATGAAAACGAAGGTGCCGGTTCTCTTTGTTGTGCAGCGTTAATGTCAGCTTGTTTGGTTACCGGTGCAGCAGCGGGTGTGCTACTAGCGTCATCATCCACTACTAACCCACTTGGTGTAACAGCAAGTATTTCTGCTATCAATACATCGGGGTTGGCTGAAGTTACTAGTGGTCCGGGATCTGTAACTGTTATCACTGGCAATTTAGCAGGAGAGTCCGGCTTTAGTCCTGAGTCAGCCACTGTTGTGTTAGAACCTCCGGCTGTTGAGCCTGACGCTACATTCGTACCGGATGCAGGATTTGTCCCGGCAGCTTGTCCGGTCTGACTACTGTTTGGTTCTCTGCCGCCTGCGCTATCAGTTTTAGGCTTTTTATTGAACGTGTTGATTGCACATTCCATTGTTTGTTTGAATGACCCGCCAGAAAATGTGCTGGTCACGGCAATTACCATGTAACTAACACCTTTAACTAATTTTGCGATGTCTTCCGGATATTCCCAAAACAAAATACTTTCATTAATGGAAAGTGTTCCGGGCTGTCCTGTTACAGGACCGTTATTGACACCTTCATCTGAATAATCAACTGCCTCCTTAAAATCAACTTCAATAAAGACTTGGCCACCGTTTGGATTTACAGTATATCCATCAGCACCGTAGAATTTATTATATAATTGATTTTCACTGTATCCAGAATCATAGCAAATAAAGTCTGGGTCACCTAAAATAGTTAACTTAGCATAAGCCTGTGAAGTCGGGTCGAACAATGAAGTGATGTAGCTGTTTTGTGCTTCTTTACCTTGCGCAAGTTTATTTTCAGTAGTACCTTCTGTTTGCTGGCCACCTGATTTTACTGCTGGGGCGCCGCTGTCAGTTGTTTCTGTTGAGGCGTCGGCATTTTCCTTTGCTGCACTATCAGTAAGTGTTACATCTCCTTGCTCATTGGGCGGACTAATTGCAACAGTAAAGTAAGAGTTGTTTAATTCTTGAACATACGATAATATTTCAGAATTTTTACCGGTGTACCAATAATCATATCTTTTATGTGGTCCGTAATACTCAGTGGTAACGTTCTTGTAAGCACTATCAATTACCGGAGTTTCATATGTCTGAATAATATAATCTATGTCATATACCCAGTCTTTAGTCTGCGGGTTCCATTTAGCGTTAGATATCTGCGAACTACAATTATACCACTTAAGAAGCTTTTTAGTGCCTTGGTCAACTTGAGGCACAGATTTTTTATCTTTAGGTGGTTCAAGCGCAGTAGAATACACTGTTTGCAATCCTTGTTCGAGAAATTGACTAGAAGTAATAATATCATTGATAGCGGTGGGTATCATTTTTCCAGTATCAATTGTTATTTCTCTTGAAGTATTATTAGGTGTATTATTTTTAGTGGCTGTCAATTCATTTGATTGTGACGTTGATTTTGCCCCAGACCCTGGCCACTTAAACTTATCTAAGTCAGCAGGAGAAACTGTTTTTGATTTACCTATGACTGATTCAGCATCACCTATTAGTTTTATGCTATACTTGTTGTACAAGTTTGGATAATTGGTTTTAGATGCTAATTTTTCCTGTCGCTTGTTTAATGATTCAGTAAATTTAGTAAAAGCTTCGCCGACGGTTGATGCAGTGAACACAACCTTATCGTCTACTGAGCCGCGCTTAGTAGTCATAGTTGCCTTAGGTGGTGTGGATGCGGCTTCAATTGAATATACTACTGCGGTACCATCAATCTTAAACTTCAGTGAAGTTATGACAATATCATAGTAGCGTTCGAATAGAGCGCCACTCCCTGAAGCATTTGGATCAAGCGTCTGCCCGTCAAATACTTCTGATCCTGTCATTATGTTTCCTACCTCGTCATACCCAAAGAATCTGACTCCTAAGATATAAAATTGTTTTGACGGATTCCCGGGCAACAGTACCTTGTCACCAGAATAATTCTTTAATGCATCTTGGGCTTTTTTCAAATTATTAACAAAAGAAAATCCGTATGGTTCAGTAATGTTGAATTTAATTTCAGTTGTGTTAGTGCTACTCTTATTATCTTTACCATTAGTTGATGTTCTAAATGATAGGTTGTCAATCGCATAGTCAAATGCAAATCCTGGAGCACGATCTTCTTGTGTGTTGTTGATGCCACCACTTTGCGCTACTAAAAATGCACCGCCTGAATTTTTATATCCGCCACCTGCGGCCGCAACATTGAGAGCATTGATTGTTTTTCTACCGGATTGAATGAATGCATCGTATCCGTCCGGAGTAATCATGTAAAGACTTAGCTGATAGGTGTAACTAGAGCAATAACCTAAAGGATTCTTTAATCTTTTGCCCGGTGGTTGAGTCTTTGAGACTTCTGTGCGCAAAGAAGGTGCAGTGATGCCTGTGGCGGGCGGAGAGCCAGTGCCAGCTGGTGGCGCTGCGGTGCCGGTTGCACTACCGGGCGGAGTAGAAGGCGGTGCGCCGGTTGACCCTGCTGGATTTTCTTGTTTAGCGCCACTGTCATCACTTGCTGCACCAGTCAAGGGAGCTTTAGTAGCTGTACCAGTACTAGTAGTTGGCGCTGCGTTTGATGTGGTGACTGCTGCGTTTGCTGTTGGAGATGGCGGGGGAGGAGGCGCCGGAGGCGGCGGGGTTGGGGGAGGCGTAGGTTGTACGTCTCGTACTTCATCTAACGTAGCGGCACCCGATGATTGTAATGATCTTATTACCGCATCCAAACTTGCGAGCTTAGCCTTGTTTCCTTCAATTAAATCAAGTATACCACTCATTCTCTTTTGGGCATCTGCCTTCTGTTCAGGAGTAGACTGTGGATTATCAAAAATTGCCTTTTGTGTAGCGTATAGCTTATTATCGCTGGCTAAATCTTGCTGAGTGCGGGCAATTTCTGCATTAACGCCCTTAACCGATTCCCCGATTGCTGCTGATGAACCGATAAAACTAGGTACCCCGTTGCCATCGATGAATTCGCCTCTAGGACCCACAACTTTAATGGATGAAGTGCTATCGACTTCACTACCACTATATATAATTTTAAATCCGTTTATGATGTTAGTTGTTCTAATTCTCATAAACTTATAACCCCAGTGCGGTATTCAACCCTGTTTGAGTAGGTACATAAATTCCAACGCCTGCTTTAAAATCAAAGTAAGGATCTGGACCTAATCTATTAGGATTTCGTGCAGCAAATACCCACCATAATCTAGCATCGTTGTATAAGTCGAATGCTAATAGGTCAGGTCGATACTGATAAGTTTCCGGTAGCACCATATATACATCGCTAGGATTTTGTGGTATAGGACGAGCTATCATTACATCTAAGAATTTATTTTCTACTATATTAGTGCTATAGTATGGACTAGCTGGTCCGTATAAACTTTGATTTGACATTACCACATACCTCCGCCGGGCTCTCTTGTGCCATTGAGCAATTTACCAGTCGCATAATCACGTAGACTAAATCTATTCGATATTGAATTTCTACTCATGATCGGTACACATGTAATAGTCATCTGAATTCTAGTAGGGACCCAAGTAACCGTGTCGTTTCCGGGACTAGTGCTAAAATTAGGTCCCGGTGGTGTGCCGCCTTTGCCTAGTCCTGTACTAGCTAATCTGTTATCGCTAGCAGTATATTTTGATGGCTTAGGAGTGCCTGCTGGACTTGCGCTCGTTGTCTTAATGTAATCTACGTCATCAGGCAGTGTATAGGAGAATCCTTGAATCGCTAGCGGGTGTGCTGCAAACTGATAACCGCCCATACCAAACATGTAACACAGGGGAGGAGGAGTACCGTTTTTAGGATTAGCATCTTGTCCATAGAACATCTTAGTCATGGAACGGAAGAAGTGAATCACTGCCAGTAGATAGTTAGCCTCGTAGGTGTCTTGCGCAGTAAAATTACAAGAGAGTGAAACTGCGTCCACGCCGCTACCGGAATATTGGAATATCTTATAGTTACTATGAACTATATTGGTCTGCTCGTAGTTAGCTGCATAGTTTACAGAAATAGAAGGGGTGTATGGGAAGATTACGCCGTCAGTCTCTAAGAGCGGTTTTAATATGCCTGGGTCTGGTTTTGCATTATACAAATATTGACTATCAGGAGCAAGAGATAGTCGAACTCGCCAGTCTTCTTTAGCAGCAAAGTTTGCTTGATCTTGCGCTGTTGCTTCACCTTGCGCTTCAATGGTCGGCGCTTCATCTGATGTAAAATCAGGCAAAGGAGAGATTGGTACGTCTATGACACCGACCGTTATTAATGGCTCATCTGTGATAGTCAGTGAGGGGTCACCGTTCGTAACTGCGATAGGTTCAGCACGACCGGTTATCGGATCCACATCAGCAGTAATAGCAATAGGTTCTGGCTTAGTTTTAAGTATAGGAGTAGAGGCCGGCGCTGGGGCAGGTTCTGTAGCAGGCGCATTTAGAATGTTTCCGATGATCGGTGCATCGTCGATGGCCAAAGCTGGGTCGCCGCTTGTAACTGAGATAGGATCAGTACGTCCGGATATTGGGTCCACAGCAGCAGTTACAGCAATAGGTTCTGGCTTAGTTTTAAGTATAGGGGCAGGGGCCGGTGCTGGAGCCTGAGTTGCAGTTTTTTGTTGAGTTAGGATGGATGCATTTGTTTGCTGCACCATTTGATTAAGCCCAGCAACGAGAGTTTCGACTTTATCGGATGATCCCACATAATAATTTTTTTGACCATTTACTGAGAGTCCGGAAAATCCGGCGCCGCCATTAAAAAGTGCTTTACTTGCAGAAGTAAGACTAGAATCTTTTCTAATATCAGCAATCGGGTTTGTTCCGGTGTACACGGTTGACCCGCTAGGATCTTTTAGAACGTAGGTTGTCCCACTTCCTGCGTTTGTCGCAGTTAGTACCCAGCCATCAGTATTAGCGTTCGCCGTATAAGTTGCCATTCGTTATTCTCACCATAAAGTCATGATAAATAGACTTACTCAATAGTATTTATCGCAGCAAAAAACCGCTAAATTTACCCTAAACTGTTGCATTTTTGCAACGGTATGCGTATAATGTAATCTAAGAATAGGAATTCATATTAATGTTACCTGTAACTACCTAAACAACAAAGACATCTTAAAAGAAATTCACTCTAGTAAAAATACATATTGCTCTTTCGTAGATCCAGAGTATCATCGCTATGATTTAATCATTGATAAGCCGGACAGTGATACTATCACTTCGCTTACGTATGCAGGTAAGCCTGCACAAATCAAAGCTGCTAAAGAAGTTAGAGCCACAAGACTATCAGTAGAAACCGGCGTAAAGGTTGACCCAAAGACTATAGCAACTACTGATTTAATCTTTCGAGTCATGACTTGGGAGCATGTTCCAGTAGCACAGAAGCAACCTAGAAAAACAGTCAAGAAGAAGACCGCTAAGGACATCTTCGTATTCATTGATGATGATAATGATGACTTCTCAGATTTAGAAGACAAGGCTCTCAAAGCCGATGTTGAAGACATGGTTCATGTCAAAGTAAACTTTCCCCCATTTCAACATTACAAACTAGACGATACTGGTTCTTGGATTTGTGTCGGTAAAAGTCACTGGGAAGGTGGAATGGAAAACGGATTCTTCAATAAAGATCATGGACAGATTACTAACAAGTTAGCTCGTATGTACATGATGCTTTGTGAAAAGTATGCCATGAAGTTTAACTGGCGCGGATATACTTACAATGATGAAATGAAGGCTAGCGCAATTTTGCAATTAACTTACGTCGGTCTTAGATTTAATGAAGCAAAGAGTGCTAACCCATTCGCTTACTACACTGCTGCTATCACTAATAGCTTCTGTCGTGTATTGAATACTGAAAAGCGTAATCAAAACATCCGCGATGATATCTTAGAAATGAACGGGTTGAACCCAAGCTTTAGTCGCCAGATGAGCGGTACAAAAATGGGTCAAGGACTTAATCAAAAAATTAAACAATAAGGTAACCAGTTTCGTTGCTTTTCGTTAACAAAGGCGCTATATTGATACAATGAACAATCTATTCAAGAAGGCTGCCGTCTTCACCGATATTCACTTTGGCTTAAAGTCAAACAGCTTGCAACATAATCAAGACTGTTTGGATTTTGTCGATTGGTTTATCTTAAAGGCAAAAGAAGAAGGCTGTGAAACCTGTTTGTTCTTAGGTGATTGGAATCACCATAGAGCAAGTATCAACATTCACACTCTACAGTACGGCTTACGTGCTTTAGAAAAGATGAACAATGCTTTCGAGAAGGTATACTTCATCCCGGGTAATCATGATCTTTATTATCGTGACCGGCGTGATGTTCACAGCGTTGAATGGGCTAATCACTTACCTAATGTCGTAATCGTTAACGATTGGTTTAACGAGGGCAATGTAGTCATTGCACCATGGCTTGTCGGCGATGACTACAAGAAGTTGGCGAAGATGAAAGGTAAGTATTTGTTTGCTCACCTTGAACTTCCCAACTTCTACATGAACGCAATGGTTCAGATGCCCGATCACGGCGAACTCAACGACAATGATGTTACTGGATTCGAAAAGGTATTCAGCGGTCACTTTCACAAGAGACAAGCTAGAGGTAACATCTGGTACATCGGTAATGCTTTCCCCCACAACTATGCAGATGCTGGCGATGACCAGCGCGGTATGATGGTGCTAGAATGGGATCAAGAGCCAGAGTTTCATGCTTGGCCTAATCAGCCCAAATTCAGAGTTTACAAGCTCAGTGATATCTTAGATAACCCAGAGGGCTTGCTACTTCCTAAGACATATGTTAGAGTGCATCTTGATATTGATATTTCATATGAAGAAGCAAACTTCATTCGTGAGACTATGATGCCAAAACATGAGCTAAGAGAAATGACACTTATTCCGATGAAGCTTGAAGGGGTAGGCCAAGATATGGCTCCCGGTGAACTAAAGTTTGAGAGTGTTGACCAAATCGTTATTGACCAAATCACTTCAATTGAAAGTGACTTTTATGATAACAAGATGTTGTTAGAGATTTACCGTAACCTATGAGTATTGTATTAAAGAATATCACACTACGCAACTTTCTTAGTATTGGCGCAGTAACACAAGCAGTTAACTTTGATAGCAAAGAACTTACGCTTATTCTTGGTGAGAACCTTGATTTAGGTGGTGACGGTGCTAGAAATGGTACTGGTAAGACAACTCTTATTCAGGGACTTACTTATGTGTTGTTTGGTAATCCTCTCAATCAGATTCGCAAAGACAACTTAATCAATAGAACGAACGGCAAGGGTATGATGGTTACTCTTGAATATAGTTCGGGCGGAGTTGAGTATAAGATTGAGCGCGGACGCAGACCAAATATTCTCAAATTCTATATCAACGGCGAAGAACAGAAGGACGATGCCGCAGATAGTGCCCAGGGAGAGAACAAAGATACGCAAAGGGAAATCGAGCGTACTCTGGGTATGACTGCTGATATGTTCAAGCATATTGTTGCGTTGAACACTTATTCTGCTCCATTCTTGTCATTGCCGTCAGGTGACCAAAGAAAGATTATTGAACAGCTTCTTGGTATCACGTTGCTTTCTGAAAAGGCTGACTTGATTAAAGAAAAGATTCGCATTAACAAGGACTCTATCCAGCAGGAAGAGTTTAAAGTTAAAGCAATTGAAGAAGCCAACAAGCGTGTTCAAGAACAGATTGATAGTTTAAAGCGCCGCCAAGTTCTTTGGCAGAAGCAGCATGACGAAGCACTTAACAAGCTGGTCGCTGATTATGATGAGCTAAGCAAGATTGATATTGAAGTCGAACTTCAATCGCACAAAGACCTTGTAATTTACAATGACCTCAAGCGTAAGCAAGAACAGTATGACGCTATTCTTGCTCGGCAGATTGCTTGGAAGCAAAAGCGTGATAGCGATATTTCGACATTCCAACAGCAATATGACACCTTAAGCCACATTGATATTACTAGTGAGTTACAAGCTCACTATGACCTAAAGATATATGAAGCTAACAGGGTTGAACTTGAAAACATAAACAAAACTATCAATGCTCTTGAAACTTCGCTTAAGAAGGATCAAGCACTTGTTAATAAGTTGCAAGAAGAAATCAAGACGCTTGAAGAAAATACGTGCTATGCATGTGGTCAAGACTTCCATGATGAAAATCATGCCTTAGTAATTAGCAACAAGCGTGACTTGTTGACTGTTTCTGAAGGCGATCTTGCCCAAACCCAAAACGATTTAGAAAAAAATAAAAATTCAATTTATGTTTTGGGTGAGAAGCCTGCAACGCACTA